TCTTGTTACGATTTACGCTTGTTTTGATTTGCAACACTAAGATAAGTGAAAAATCTGACATGGCAAAATCCTGAGCAACTTTTTGTTGCTCAGGAACTTATAAATAAAGTTAAATCAAAGTGTTGCGGAATTAAGGATTAATTCAATATCTTCTCTTTTCGTATTAGACTTCAATATCAAATTAATATAATCTTTTTCTTGCAGTAAGTCGCTGAGTTTATCACTAACAGCCTTCTGAGACATAACCTTTTTGTTGCTCACGCCCAACTCCTGAGCCACTTCCAGCAAGGTTGTGTTTACCCAGCTGCTGCCATTCTCAGAATAGAGTACATTGATGCCCTGAGGAACTACGAGATTATCAAAGTTTTTATACGTACCAGCTACGGTCGCAAAATAATACATTTTGACACCAATAACCTTTGTAGGCACAGTGTCAAGACTAGCCACGCCCATATACGTAGCACCTCTTACGAGCTTAAACTTTTCTATGATATTTGTTATCAACTCGTCCCAATAGCTATCCCTCTCGGCATTTACACACCAAGTTCCTCTGTCTGCATTCCAATAATGAGCCCAACCATCTATCACCACAAAGTCACCGGCCACACCACCATTAGGGAACTTTCGGTTCACCTCATAGATGCTGCCATATTCTCCCTTGTAATGAGGATCTTCTTTATTAATATCGTTAGCCATAAAATATTATATTTGAGATAATTGGTTATACTTTTCTGCCAAATCGCTTTCCTTCTTACTTACCAGGAAGATGCTGATGGCACGATAGATAAGATATTTCTTGCATTCATCTGTAAGGGAAAGGATAATCTTCTGGTCGGTCACTTCGTTTTCATGCCCAGTATCAGTAGAAAACACATCCTCTAACTTTTGATAAGGGATATACGTGAACAGTTCAACCTCATGATCATATACAGCTCCAACAGGTGCATGGTTGGCATCATACCTTCCGGCAGTCCAGTACATCAGCACTCGCTTTCCTGTAGTTGGCGATGTGGTAATCATGCCCTTTGGTTTTTGCGGTGTTCCCCTGGTCCACCGGGAGGCTTGCATCTGAGCCTCCTTGCTGCCTGGTTCCATCAGCATAGTCAGCGTGCTTTGCCAACTTCGTAGCCTCAACTCTACAAGTCTCAGCCAATCGTCAGGAATTGTCAGGCATCCATGACCATCTGTAAACTGTGTTTGGATGGCATCATAATCTTGATTGCCACTATCATTCAGCGAAACTTCCACCCTTTTGGGGAGAATCATTTGCGCTGGTGCTTGCAGCAGAATCTGTTGTGCTGCCATTTCCAGGGCTTGCTTCATTTCCGTGTCCGAATCATCCGTAATGATGTCATTCACCTCATCATGGATCACTTCGTCCATAGCTATGCGCATTTCCTTCACAAGGTCACTCATAAGAACTTCCATAAGCAAGAAACCTATTAACTAAAAATTATAAACTAAAACTCAATCACCACACCCAGCTCTTTAGCCTTCTCCTTCACACTCTCAGGTGATTTCAGTTTCCTTACATCCACCTTATAGGTCTTCTGGAGATAGTTCTTGGCCTTGGTGATGTTCTCGAAATGAAGGGCATTCTCGTCCTTCAACTGCTCTTCTTTTTGTTGCTGAATCTGCACATCTTCCGGCTGGCTCTCATCAATGATACGGCCTGCCTTCGTAAGAGGATGTTTCCTGATGCATTCTGCCACCTGCTTGTTATCCGTAATGTACGAATAGGCATCGTTGCCGCACCGCTCAAACTCAATGTTCTTGATCAGGCCGCTCGGCAGAGTCACCACAAAAATGAGCATGCTCTTAGCTACAAATCTATACATATCTATTTGTGTTTATGGTGAAGGGATAGCGAGGCTGCATTAGCCTCAACTATCCCCAAGATTGATATATGTAGAAAACTATCAGTTTCCTATACGATGATTACGCTGCCTCCAGAATCTCCTCATCTGTCACGCCATCACCAGTGAAAACTGGTCGGGCTACACGCGCATGAGCATCAGGGAAGGTCAGTACCCAGCAGCTATACTCCTCCATCACAACACCTGCTGTGTTACGAATCAAGAGATCCTTAGCGTTAAACTCATTTCTGGTCCATGTGCCGAATACATACTTATCCAGATAACGAGCATCCAGGCAGAAAGCTCTACCATCCATACCCCAGGAGTTAAAAGCATCGTGACGATAAATCAGAATCTTAGTACCCATACTCTCGAACTTCTCGAAATCTAGTTTCCAACCCTGATAATCCTTTTCTGTCTGGGTAATGATACGCTTATTAGAACGAAGGTTAGCAAATGCCTGATAAATCAAGTTGTCAACAAAGAGGAGTTTGGTACGGCTAGAGTTACCTGCACCCTTCAACATAGCAGCAATAAACTGAGTCAACTCTTTCTCGCTGATTACATACTCGTATACCTGCTTCACAACCTCAGTTGTACCATCATCAGAGTTCGTAACCTTTACCTTCGTTGTTACAGGAACAAGATCGCCTTTATCGTTCCTTTGCATCTTTGGCTCCCAGTGACCTATCTGCAAATCCTTTCCAGCTTCCCAGAAGATGCCGCCCATAGTGTATACCATACCGACATCCTTTCCACCATTCGACTGAGAACGATAGCCAAAGAGACCACTCAACTCCTGACCCTGACGCATATCGTCCATCGCCATTTTCTCCTGTCTGGTGAAGTCCCACTGAACCTGGGTCTTCATCATACGGTCAATAAGAGATTCCTCTACCTGCATGATGAATCGCTGGCAATACTGGAAGCTCTTGTCAGGCATAGAATAGTAACTACCTGTTTCAACCTCCTTTTCTCCAGCGGCTCTACCAAGTCGCATTACTACTGTTCCAATGGCAATATCCTCAGGAATGTCTCTGTTACCACGTGATGCATTTTTTTTGCCATTCAGTGCATAACAGGTTGGATTACCATCGTTGTCAACAGACGTAACTCGCAACTGCAGAGGAATCATCTTGCTTCTGTCGGTACCATTATCATCAAAACCCAACATGTCGTTAACCATAATAATGTCACCAATACCAAACACAGTAGGATTTTCTACCTTAAATGTCACTGAGCCACCATTTGTAGTTTTAGCAAGTTTCTCAGTTAGTTTGGTTTTGATTGGTCGCTGACCGATGGAATAATACTCGATGCGGTTGCTGTCAACAGGAGTCATTCGTTTCGAAGCTCGAAGAATCTGATCGATAGGGCAACTCTCCAATTTCATTTCTACCACGGTCGGGTTAACATGTGCTACATAGTAGTCCCAATTTCCCATTTTTTCCTGCTGCTCCTGACTAGCAGCTGCCCATTTAGGACCAGTACCACCAACACCAGGACCATCTGTAGGACCTGTCGCGCCACCACCACCTTCACCAGTTGGAATAGCAGGAGGATTTTCAGCCATTGCATAAGAGCTTCCACCACTAAGGATCATGACGAGCACCGCCATCATGAAACCAAACCATTTCTTAAACTGTTTCATAATCTATACATTTAAAATTATTAATTATAAATTTCTAATTCTACATTCCAATCATCTTGCTGTACACCTGTTCTGTACGGCTCTTTTCCTTTGGTAATGAAGGTGCTCCACCGCCACCATCGATGTTGATGTTCTTCTTGCCGCCCTGCTTGCCATCGTGAAGTTGCTTCTGCTGGTCAATCTTCTCGTTCTTACCACGCTTGTAGCCTCGCTCTTCTGCATCAGCCACAGCCTTGTCGAAGTCCTTAATTTGGAAGAGGCGCAAGAAGTCTTCCTTTTTCAAGTCATACCGAGCTGCACGCCATACGAAACCATCATCATCGTGATCCTCGCCATCATCGCTATGCTTGTAAATCCATTCTATCAAATCGGTAATCGCCTCAGGCTTCAATTTCGCTTCTTTAATAGCAGCGTCAAGTTCGGCATCTTCCAGCTTCATATTGGCAGCAAGTTGCTCATTGCCATTTGCAAGTTTCTCGCTGGCTTCAAGTTTTTCTTTCTCGCTAGCTTTCAAGCGTGCCTTAGCCTTCTCGTCACCATTGATGGCATCAATATAGTCCTGCCCCATTTCATCAATAATGAAATCGATAAAATTGAAGTCGCTGCCATCGGCATTTTTCTTGGTCATAAGACCTGTCACCAGACTTGGAGCATGAGGGTTCTCCTGCAACATTTTGTTGAAGTCATCCATTTTCTGCTTATTCTGGTCATACTGGTCGTAATCGGTCGAAAGTTGACCATAAACAGCCTCATCATCGTCCATATTCAAGTCCGGATAACGCTGAGCAAGACGCTCTCTGAAAGAATCTCGCTTTGACTTAACTTTCTGATTATCAATAGTTTCCTTTGCCATAAATATTCATTTTTAATATTTGTGTGCTAAATTAAGGAAAATTTCGCATAACCTTGTGTTAAGTTCTGCATCTTGATGAATTAATTTTGTTGGTATGAAACATCTAAATTCCATATCCGAAATTTACCTTAAAAGAGACCAAGAAATGTATCTGCTCTTTCGCAAGGCCAAGAGGATGGTAGAATATCCTACCACCATGGCTAAGATATGCGATTACATCGCCAAGATGCCTACCTCTTGCTATTATCTTGCCGATAGCACAGCCTATCGGTATGTATGTAAACGCATCAAGGGGGATAAGCCTAAATTCGGCAAATACCAAGCCCAGAAAGAAAAACTCTTTGAAGATTTCTATCAGGATTTCTTGCGTCTCCGGCAAATGGATCAATACAAGGAATACAATACCAAAAATCTTGTGTATGTATGCCTGAATCTTCCTGCGCCCAATTTGGGTATGGCTCCACGCTACATACAGATGAAAATAAACAATTATTTCCGCAATAAGAAAACATCATTCATAACTCGATAAATCACTTCCATTATGCGTACATTATATATTACACTTCTCATCATCCTCCTGATGGCTTTCATCATTCCGCTTCATGCCTCGCTGGCTGTTTCTCCATCATCGCCATTATACACGCATTTCGCCTATATGTTTGGTCATGCCAACTTTATACACTGGGGTATAAACGGCTGGTGCATATTGATGGTTCATCATCAGTTCCGCTTCCATCGCCTACTGGCAGCATGGCTCTGCTCCGTGTTGTTGTCGTTCATATACTATCCGGCATTACCTGTATTGGGTGCATCCGTATTGATTTCTTTCTTCATGGGATTCTCTGCGCAATGGTATTATCGGTATCACCGCATCTACTTCTGGCAGATGATGCTCGGTATGGCTATAGGTTTCCTTCTCCCTTACATAGCTGGTATCTTCCACATAGTCCTATTCTGTTTAGGTTTCATTTATGCCAAGGCAGAGAGATTTATCCGACATGCCAACACACTTAACATTTAACATTCAACACTTAAAATTATTATATTATATATAACGAATGCCAGTAGAAAAATCCTCCTTAAAGGTTCGACCTCAGCAGCAGATTTCTGATAAGAAGCTCAAAGAGATACTTGCAGAAGATAAGAGAAGACTCAAAAGTCTCCTCGCTAGTTATCGTCCCATTACTGGAGAGAATGCCCCTGGACTTCGATTCGAATGCGTCATCACTGATTTTCTGAATGGAAAGAAACTCTGGCTCCCGGTGGAAATGTTGAAGGAAAAGAAGTTCTGCGCCATCATCAAGTGTGGATCCATAGAGGCCTTTTGCGATAAGTACATGCCAGACTTCGACCAAGAGAAGGCTCGCGATGCTGTTTTCCGTTACCTCATACGCCTGCGCTGTAAGCACGATTTCTATTTCTTCGCCTATGCCTATGCCCGAATCAAGAATAAGGATGGTGGTGAGGATATACCTTTTCTTCTTCGCAATGCCCAGATCAAACTAGCCAAGGTCTTCGAACAGTTACGCCTTCACAGTCAGTACCACTATATCCGTGTCATTCTCTTGAAGTGCCGTCAATGGGGTGGTTCTACCCTCACCGACATCTACATGGCATGGTTACAGATCTTCTGGAAGACAAACTGGAATAGTAATATCGTTGGCCACCAGTCTTCATCTGCCACACAGGTATTCGATATGTACGAGAAGTTAATTAATGCCATTCCTACATGGCTCTTCTACGATATTGGTGTACCATTCAAGAACGACCCTCGCAAAATCAAGACATCTGGAACCATACAGAATATCAAGTATCTCATTCCACGAGATTGCAAGATACAGACGGGTTCTGCCCGAAACCCAGAATCATGCCGCTCCGGTGATGCAGCCCTTGCTCATATCACAGAGGAAGCCTTCTTCCCTAACACCACAGAGTGGACTCCGGCTAAGGTGATCAAGGCTGCGTCATCATCTATTCAGCCAGATCCTTTAACATTCATCGTCAGAGAGTCAACGCCTAACGGACGAGAAAACGAGTTCCACGATGCCTGGGTAGCCGCAAACTCAGTAGACAAAGACGGAAAACCTCTGTCAGCATTTACTCCTGTCTTCGTGGCATGGTTCGAAATTGAAAAATATATATTGCCATTTGCTTCCGAGGATGAACGTGCCGATTTCGCCATCTGGCTGTGGAAGAATCGCAATGACGAGCAAGGTCATGGTAAGTACTATTGGTGGCTCTACGAATGTAAAGGCGCATCTTTCGAGGGCATCCATTGGTATATCGAGAAGTCCAAGGAGTATGAGACTCTTGACGATATGCGTCAGGAGTTCCCTTCTGATGATGTAGAAGCCTTCCTATTCTCAGGTACTACAGTCTTCGATCCATACAAGTTGAAGGAAATGGAAGAGGATTGCAAGGGTATCGAGCCTATCATGGTTGGTGACATTGAAGGTGACTCTTATGATGCTGCCGATGATGCTTGCATGGACAACATCCGCTTCATAGAACGTTCAGGTGGACCATTGAAGGTGTGGGCTGGACCAGACAACTCTGAGATTGTCAGACATCGGTATATCGTAGCCTGCGATATTGGTGGATCTCATAAAACCTCCGACTTCTCAGATATTGTAGTCCTTGACCGCTACGATGAAATCTATGGTGGTGTACCGGAAATCGTAGCTGAGTGGCATGGCCACTGCGATGCCGATCAGTTAGCCATGCGCTGTGCCCAGATTGCCCATTTCTATAATGATGCTTATCTGGTCATTGAGAACAATACCGCCTACTCGCGCATGAACAATACTGAGGGTAATCAGTCAGAACTGTTCTTCCCTATCCTTCTGCCTCTATACAATAACCTCTATAGCGCATCACAGTCCAAACTGAAGAAGGTGAAGAATATCGAAATGAAATGGGGATTCAACACCAACAAGAATACAAAGGTTGCAGTAGTGAAGACCATGGCCCGCATCATCCGTGATGGTGGCTATATGGAGCGAGAACTTGCGGCAATAGACGAATGTACCTACTTTCTCTATTACAAGCAGAACGATTGCTATGGAGCCGTAGCCGGAAAGCATGATGACCGTGTCATGGCGCGAGCCATTGCCCTCTACGTGGAAAAGGATATGCCAGCACCTGAAATCGTTCCATTCCGTTCAAAGGCAGAGATAGAACGTGAACGCCTCCGCAACCGCCCACCAGTAGTAGCTGATTTGGCCGGAATAGGTGGTGGCAGTTAGCCTCTATATAGCCAGCAGCATAATCCGTCCCCTGTATAGTCACCGTTCCAGGCGATTCTATCGCCTGTTCATATAAGTTAATAATTAAAAGTAAAAAGAAAAATGAAACAAAGTTATTCAAGCTTGCTGCGTAAGATGCTCATAGCCATCTACCAGCCTATCGTCACTCGTATCGAACTCTTCCGTGCCACACGCATGTGGCAAAAAGGAGTCAAGGCAACCATTGCCAAGTATAAAGAATGTGGTGCGCCTCGCTTCTACATGCTCTACGACCAGTCGCATAAAGATTTTGCGATCATGACCTACGATCCTAACAGAAAGAATATGCTCGCATATCGAAGATTAGTCCAGATGGGCAAGTGGAAGGCAACACGCTACTTCAAGAACGTAGAAGACATCAAGACTGCCTCCTACTACTACACTCCTTCCAAGTGGGGAGCCATCGGCTGCGATGCCGACAACAAGGTTAGAGCAAAGAAGTTGAAACAATGGCAAGAATACTACATGTACCGAGTTTCTACCCCAATGTTTAAGTTACGCATATACAAGAAGAAACATGGTATTGACTAAACAAAAAGAAGAGGAGACCATCACGGCTTCCTCTTCACAATCAAATAAAAAACTAATAAACCTAAAAAATAAAATAATCTAATCTAAGAACTGAACAACATTTCGTTCAATATTATGAATTACCTAAGAACTTCTTTTCTACATAGCTGCCGAAGGAAGAGCTGCCAAATCATTTGCTCCATCACTGGAATCCTTCAGGTGCGTATCTGGTGCTGCAGTCTGCTGTCCTCCGTCAGAAGGCATCTGCCCATTGGCTGCTTGCTGTGCCTGAAGAGCTTCTAGTTTTTCCAATTGCTCCTTGAAGTATTTCCTCATTCTTCCTGTACCAGGGAAGTTAGCTACCGTAAGCATCGTATATGGATCCATCTTGCCGCTCACCATCATCTGCCAAGCCATATCGTTGTTGGCAGCTCTGATAAGTGGACTGTATGCATCCAAGTCGATAGAAACATCTAAATCCATATCCCTCATGGTCTCTGAATTGAAGTGAATTTCAAATTCATCACCTGTCAGTTTCACACTGTCAGCATCGGTACAAAATTCCTGTATTAAATAAAGTTTCTTCTTGGCCACACGTACCTTAAAGTTGTTGAAACTCTCAACAAAGTCCTGTATGGTGGTAGATGATGATTCTCTTTCCAACTGATATTGCTTACCGCTGGTATTCCGGTGCTGTCCTTGAAGAGCACCCTGCACACCACTTCCCTCGCTTGCCATCGTCTTGGCAAAGTTCACCATGAAGTCAACACCTGCCGGAATACTCTTGTTGACCAGTGTCTGAGGTGGTTTACCTCCATTCTTCGAGTTCCACAAGATAATACTATCTGTTTTGGTATAGTTCACCTGCATTTCATCGATGCTCTGTTTCTCGCTCAATGCGTTCTCGTCCACAAGCATCGTTCCCTTGGCACCATTCGCTACAATGAAGTTGATCATCATCATATAATGGTTCAAGGTGCGCTGGTTGTTTTCGGCTCGCATCGTAAAACTTCTTACCTCGCCATTCAAGCATGGATAGGCAACGAAGGTGTATGGATGGATAGAGGTTCTGAATCCGTCCCTGAGCACATAGTATGGTGATTCCCTGGCATCCAGCAGATAGCCATTCGGTGTGATATATCTTCTGAACCAGTAGGTTTCAGCCTCATCCTTAATTTCGATGGTCTTAAGTTCAGAAGGGTCCACATAGTAGATAGGCTCACCATTCTCATCGAGCACAGGTAGGCCATTTTCATCTTTCATGATGTTGGATTCCTCTATCTTGCGCTTCTTTTCCTCATAGAAGGCTCGCTGGTCAGGAGAAGCATAGCCGCAATCTCCACTCTCCCAGTCATGCACCCAGATGGCTGGTCTGGTTTCTTTTGTCCAGATTTCCAATACCCGGTACTTGCCTACTACTGAAGAATGGGTGAAATCATCTATTCCGGCATACTGGGCTTCACCAGTCGGGTGATAAGTCTGTTCGGGCGCAAAATGGTGCTGCGTCTGTAGATAGATCTCACTGAGTTTATTAGCCTCTTCCTTGCTTCCATTTGTAAAGGTAGCAATAATCTCTCGCCAAGTTAAATCATGAGCCTCAGCAATAAATTCCACATCGCTCAGGTCATACTTAAAGAAAGGTGGTAAAGCTAACTTAAAGATGTCTACTGAATAGTCAAAGATACCATTCTTGCCATCCCTTCTACCATAATAGGTTTTCATGCCTATAAAGGCAAAGCAGCAGAAGGCGTAAAACATTCTTGCATCTAACTCTTGCCTGTCGTTCAAGTTGTCGTTCTGACGAAGATACTCATTGAAGAAACTGATATAGTCTTCCTCGTTTGGATCCACGGCACTACATGTAGCAGTACTGCGCTGCTGGCGCACAAGACCAACGAGCGAAAGAAGCTTGTCTCCGATTACATCGTATTCCAGTATTGGCATACCTTTCAGTTCCATATACTGCCGGATGGTAATCTTTCTTCCGTTCCATTCTATCAGCTCTTCCAACTGTCTTCCCATCACGAAGTCTTGCGCTCGCTTCCACTTCTTTCTCAGTTCTGCACCATCATAGAAGTATTGGCAAGCCCATTGCAGCAACAGAAGATTGCTTTCGCTCTGCGTAAACCGCTCCCGACTCACTCCTTCAAGTGAGTCTGGTCCAGGCTCTGCATAGTTCGATATGTCATTTATTACATGATTGTCAACCATAATTCTTAATTTTTCGCCAAAAATACCGCATTTTTCTCGCTTATTAGTGATAAGTTGCGCAACTTAACATTACTTTCTCATATTTTCTCCTTATTTTTGTTCCGCATTTCTATTTAAAACGTTTTAAATCATGGGTAAATCAATCAATGTACATGAAGCTTGCGTCATTACTAAAGATGATAAAGGCAACTTATCTCTGGTAGGAAAGGCAAAAGAAGCCCTTACCTCCTTAGATAAGCACAAGGTTGCTATCCACATAAAACTCTGCGATAGCAAAAAAGATGATGTAGAAAAGTTCCTTCAGGAAAATAATGTTCCTTTTACCTCTATCACCGCAAAGGGTGAATCACCAGAAGGTAAAGATGAAAAGGGCGAGAAGAAGAATGATTCTACAGTTACCGTTGTTCCTAGATCCAAGTTCGTCACGCTCGATGGCGATTGGTCCTGGTGTTTGGATAGCATCGTCCAACGGCTCTGGGGCGAAAAAAAGAAGGAGAATCCGAAGAGTGAGCAGCAGCGCATGGATGACAGCATGGCTGATTACATACGCTGGGCATCACCAAAGAAAAAGGAACCAGAGAATGCATCTGGTACTTCTCTCGGATAACATCGCTCCAACATCTTCAATTTTCAAAATACGATCTTAATCTTTTTTTTAAAAATAAAATTTATTTGGAATTTAGAATTTTACGACTATCAAAAAGGGACTCGCTGTGAAGCAAGTCCCTTTTTCTGTTTGTAGAAATATAGAACATTTCCTAAAGTGAAGTAGCCCGAAGGCTACTCCATTCCGTTCAGCTTTTCAAGCAGCTCCTTTCTGGTATTCCGAATCTCTACCAGTTTGGCAGCATCGTTTGTACCATCCATTTGCTTCTTAGCCTTATTCATCTTTCTTCTTGCAGCAGAGATAGCCTTTCTAACCGCAAACAGCCGTTTGTTGGTCTTGCTGTTCTTAAAGGCATTTGCCTTCGCCTTATCAACATCCTTCAAGCGTTGATACTCCTGATAAGTCTCCATGGTTCCGTTCCAGACGTTCTGTATTCTCCAGTCCTCCGTCACGTCCTCAGCCTTGGCCGCCATCAGATACTTGCTTTCAGCCTTCTCCATTTCCTTCAAGTCATCATCACCGTTCAGATAGCCCTGCACCATATCCAGAGCCTCCTTCTGGGTGAAAGCCTTGTAGTCACTCTGCGAGAGAAATTTCTTCATCTTCTGGCGCATCTTCTTCTTCTCCGTGATACTCTTGGCAGCATCAAAGCGTTTACTAGCCTCCTGTAAGGAAGTCACGCCATCATTCATTTCCGCACTCTCCAGTGCCTTCACACTGCCGATGGCAGCTTTAATCTGAGCCTCAGGATCAATACCATTGCGCTGGCAGCTCTGATAGGTCATCACCACGCCCTCCATGTCACCGCTCAGGATAAAGTCCTTGAAGTAACTCTGAGCCTTCCATGGAGAGAAGCCCTTAGAAGAAGGCAAGAAGATATCAACGGCCTTGAACTCCTTGTTATCCTGACTCGGAATCAGGAAAGGTGCCCAGTACAAAGCATTCTTGTAAAGAAGTCCAATGGCTTTACCCAAAGACTCATTTCCTACAAGCTTTCCATATTTGCGCTGCAACTCCTTATCAGAATGGCTAGCCCTATAAGGACTTAGATAATTATAATCATCCAATCCCATTCTTATTAACGGATTTGCTTTGCCTACCAATCTGTTCACAAATGGACCAGGAATTTCAAATTCACCCTTTTCGTTAAAGAAGTACTCTGGTATCTCACGGAACTGCTTACCATGTCGGATATACATTTCCGTACCATCGGCATATCTGCCAAGGAAAATCTTGCTCTGCTGACCAAGACTGTTGCCTCGCATCAGATAGTCATACCACTTCATACCATCAGGATAAGCAAGTTCATACATGCTCTTATAGCTTGGGTTGGTCTTTCTGATCTCCTCAGCCTTTTTGCGCTCCTTCTCCTCGTCCAAAGCACGGAAAGCGGCATTGTGAGCATTGGCAAAAGCCTCATAAAAAAGGAATCCAATAAAGTAACAGATTAACGCTGAAATCTGTCTTTGTTTTCTTCCAAAATATTCTGGTGGAATAGGTTCTTTTCCACGAGCTGCAGCCCATACATGATTATAATAGTTTTTGAAATCTTCAAATGTCGCCTCGTTCCAAACAGAGCCAAAACCTGTCATAGCCATAAAATGGCGAGTTGTGGAAACGTTCCAGTCTGGAGAAAGCAGATATCTGCCAGCAATTTTCAAAGTTCTCTGACTTACACCAAGTATGTCCCAATGCTGACCGCCAAACATATCGTTCACAAACTGTCCGTCCTCGTCCAGGGCTTTGCTCAGTTGCTCGTCCGTCCAGCCATATTTCTTAGCACGCTCCTTGGTTCTATCAGCTCTCATGCGGTAAGAAGCAAGTTTCAGTCCATCATGAATGAAATCCCACAAAGCCACATCCATACCTTTGTTCAACATAGATACCATCTGAGTAGCAATCTCAAAAGGAATAGTGGCTGCTCCAGCTGCAGTTCCTATATTTCCTCTTTCTTCCAACTTTTTTTGTAGCTTTTGTGCAAAATCACGTAAGTTATCAAACATGTTCTGCACATCTGCTGCAGCATAGTCGTTTGTTGCTCCAAACTTCACCAGATGGCTAGCTGCCTCTTGGAAGTCCTCAGGATTGGCAAAGCAAGGCAACTGATGATTCTTCATCGTATCTACAAAGATATACTTCATAAAGTTGGCCATAGCCTTCTTAGGACCAAACTCCGCCATGTTCTGCACCATATAAACCTCAGTCAATGCCCAGGCATGGAAACCGCTAAAGCCCAGCTCCAGTTTCTTGGCACTCGAAGCAAGCGTATCAAAAGCCTTCCAGAAAGGAGAAGACTGATAGGTCTCGAATACTACCCCGAATCTGTCCCCGGCACTCGCCTCGCTATAAAGCACATTCTCCTTACCAGTGATAGGATTCTTCACCTTCACCTGCTTAGGAGATTCATTATATACCCATACAGGACCCACACCCGGAATCTCAAAGTACTGATACTGCTCCAGGTTAAATGGTGGCGTAGAAGAAAGCAGTGGGTCGGAAGAAATAATCTCTCCGTCCTCATTCCGCTTTATCACGTTCAATCCGCTCAACTCCTGCAGCATCGTCTTGTTAACCCAAGCCTCGATATTACTTCTGCTGTAGTAAGCCATCATCTTCGTGATGTCAGTAGTCTTAGGCACAAGTCCTACGCTGATACCCTCCATCAGGGTACTGATGGTTCTCGGCTTCTCGTTAGGGCTTTTTGTGCGCTGTCTGTTCTCCACATACATCGCATAAGCCTGCTTGTCGCTTTTCTCTTTATCCCAGATATGGTTTACATAGTCGGCATTATATCCGGTGTCCTCTCTTAAGGTGTGATTATCCTTCAACCAGTCGTAGGTATAGTTATACCAGTATCTGATAGAATCAATGGCAGCCTTCATTTCAGGCGAGAGATTCTTGTAGTCGATACCCACAGGCACAATCTGCTGCTTCACCAGTGGCAATACATGCTTGCTCAGGATGTCCGTACCATCAATAGGGACAAAGCCTTCATCGCCCTGGTGATTGGCATTGATGGCCTGTGCCATCTTGCTGGCCACCTCACCCACAGCCTGCGGATCATTATATACCTCCACTTCCTTGCCATCTTTCAGTTCGGTATGCCTCTTTCCTGTCTGAGCAATCAAGTCTGCCACGAAAGGCTGGATAGACTCTACATCAGCTGGCTGGATATGGATATGTCCCTTGTCAAAAGCACCAGTGGCATTCAGATCGTGCGCCAGGTCACGCAAACGTCTTGGAGCCTCTATTATATAAGGTATAGCCTCAGCCAGCTTCTCTGCCCGGTTCGGCTTGCCTTGGTAGTCAGAGAGCAACTTATCAAAGGCACCGCTATCAGCCATTTTCTCGATTCTGTTCTTCACATCGTTGATGTAGATGGCATCATCCGCACTAGCCTCCTCCATATTCTTGCGTCTATGAATCACGGCATGCTTCACAGTCTTGGCAGCACCCTCCTTGCTCACGTCCGTACTGGTCACCTCAGCCAAGTCCTGCATCACCTGCTGCTCCAGGTCATCAGCCTTCGGATTGGTCTCTGCCGGATAAATCTTACCCTCATACAGGTCCAAATCTGCTTGCTGCTGCTCCAGAAGCTCATGTCTGGCCAACCAGTCCTCATACTTGCGTTTCACCTCCTCCTGCTTCTTCTTTTCGAAGGCAAACATATCAGGCATAGGGTCTTTCTGGTCCTTCATGGCTTCCTTCCATTTCTCATATTCATGAATACGTGTCATGTAGGCATCATCCTCTTCGCCTTCCATACGGATAGGCATCCCCATAGGTTCCTCGCCTGCAAGATGGTGTCGCTCACGCCAGTCCTTATTAAGCTGTGCCCATTCCTTCTTGCCTGCCTCATCCTTGTCGATGTCATAGAACATAGGAGGCTCAGGGTCATTCTCATCCTCGCGTGCATTCTGCCATTTGCGCCACTCCTGTACACGTTTCATGTATTGAATTGTGCTTTCGCCCTTCTTCTGGCGTGGTTTACCCTTACCTGCACCATCAGATAGCGCATCCTTGATTTCAGCATTGTTAGCCTGCTTCATCATGACTTCCTGCTTCTCCTTAGGCATATTGTCCCATACATGGAGAGCCTTGCCAGCCTTCATCAGGTAGTATCTCAAATCCTTGTCATTCAGAAGCCCCGGCACTCGAATACCCAGCTTCTTAAGCACCTTAATGAGATAATGCTTAATCTTGGTCCAAAGAGAAAAGTCCTCAGCAGTCTTAGGACCCTCCTCAGCCAAATGAGCGATATACTCCTGCGTTCCCACATTCATGCGGTCAGGGTTCTTCCAGTCCGGATCATATTTATTGGCAAAGTCAATAATCTTGCCTCGAACATCCTTACCTACGGAACGATAAACGAAGTTAGCGAACTTTCTCACGCTATCTTCGCCACCAAGAAGTACTTCCATACCCTCATGCCCTATCTTCTCATGAAAGACGGTTCTCTGCGCCTCATTCGCATCAGCACAGTTAGGCAGATAAACATGCACCGTGTGCTTAGTAGGGTCATACCATCCCTTGGCACCCAGCTCTATAGCAACACGATATTCTTCCGGCACATCTGCGCTGGAAGTATAGGTCACAGCCTCAGCACCACCCAATACATTTGCCACATTTTTCACCTTGTCTGCAGAATTTTTCATCTCCTGCGACTCAAAGGTACGTATGGATGGCATCGACAATCGCAAAGGATTCTTGTGGTTTGGTATGTAGGTATGCTGTATCATGGTATCGAAGAAATGCAAGTCTCCATTTTCGTCCTTGATAACATTCCTTGGCTCAGCATCCCACAAGTCAAACTCACCATTCGTCCAGCCCAAATCCACTTCATCGGCACTAATCTGAATCATATCCAGCTTAAAGCCATGGTCAGTTAGATACTGTGTGATTTCCTCTCTTGTTGGAGTTGTACCCTTCAAGTATGGCTGTTCCATCACGATACAGAAATCGCCTTTCTCATCATAGGCAAACCCGATTGGGGTATATTTGTCCTTTGGTTGGAACTGGTTATGCGCATTCACACGGTCAATAAACTCATTGATACGGAACAAATTATCCGTCAAGCCGAAGTCGTTGAACTTGATAACCTTTGTAGGGTCATACTTTGCACGATAAACATAGTTCTCCTGTCCGTGACCTACGAAAATCCCCTTGACCTCTTCGAGGTCTTTTTCCGTAAGGAGCGAAGATAGTTCTTCCGCTCTTCTTCTGACATATCCAAGAGCGGATCTACGATTCCAAGTTGTGCGTTGTTCCTTCGTTGTTGCTCCAAGACTTCTTTGTCTGTCAGAGGCTGCTGCGCCCAACGTTTCATTAACTCTTCTTTGCGCCTGTTCTCGGCTTCCAATTCTTCTGGTGATAACATTTTTATTTGGATTTTTGTTTATACTATCACCATTTCCATCAGCAATATCCGTGCCATTGTCGCCAAAAGAGAACTTCAAGATGCTTCGATACCCTTTTTCTCTATGATTCTTACCATACACCTTGGAATAATGCACACCATCATTCTCACCTCCTACGATTCTGCCTCTGTTATCGGTCTCCACAAACGGCACACCTCGCTTCTCCAACTCTTTTCTCAGACTTGGAGTAACCACATTAGAAGGCATAGTGATATTCTTGCCCTTGAACATATCATTGACGATAACATCAGCCACCTCGCTGTCAGGCACAATACGCACAGGCTTATCCCAACGAGAAAGTACCACTTTGCGCTTGCCTGTCAGCTGTCCTTGGATGATACCAGCCTTCCACTCTACTTCGCCCACGGCATCCTTGGCTTTATCAGCCTTGTAGCCACTGGTCAGCTCGCTCTTTGGCACCTCAACCTCTACTGTTACGATGTTAGGGCGATTCTGAGCCTCGCTAAACTGGTCATTCAGTGGAGTGCGAGAAGTATGAAGGTAAGGATTGTAAGCTGCCTTAAGAGACTTTCCATTGCCCTTGTTAAGAGTAAACATACCCTTATCATCAGCAAGCTCTGGTCGCTCGTCTGCCTGTTCCCATTTACCGAGTTCGATAGGTTCCACAAACTTGCCCTTCACCTTTGCAGCCATCGGTGGATAGAGTTTTCCATCCTCGCCTACCTGCATGGCACGATAAACCTTCACCGTGTCTTCCTTATCCAGCTTCTTGATGGTCTCAGGGTCTTTCACGATGCTATAGCTAGCATCGCTCCCATTCATCACGATTTGCTCATCACGGTTCACATCCTCAGTTTCAGATGCCAATGAGTTTCTGCGCTCCTCGTCCGTCATACCCAAACGCTTCTCCACATTTCTCGATTCTACCTCACCTGCCAACTTTAGGTATTCTTTGTAAGAATCAAAGTCAGAGCGTGTACTTTCATTCAGGCGAAAACGTTTGATGGCATCATCCATACTTCTATCAGCATAGCCACGTGCAAAGTAATTGAACCCCTTGATACGTGTCTCTTTATCAGGAAGTTCATCAGACATATCCAAATCCTTATATTCCTCAACAAGGGCTTTTTCTACCTCCGATTGATTATACTCACCTCCCATTTCCTTGGCCTTTTCTTCCAATTCATGAGCATAAGCACGTGCCTTCCACTCGTCTTGCGCTTCCTTAAATTCTTTTTCCATTTGTTCAGGTGATCCACCTTTGCCAAAGCCCTCTATATACTGGATAGCATGCTGAATCTCGTGATTCAAAATACTATTCATATATTTCAGCTCATCAGCATGAATGGTAATGGTGTTGGTCTTGGCATTATAATTACCATTTGAAGGCATATCGTTCATAATGGCATCCGTATCAATACGCACATCCTTCAACTGAGGATAAGCCTCAAAGAGTCCAGGCGCATCAATGACATTAGTAAGTTTACCATCATTCCAAAGCATATCGTCATCAAAACGCTTAACAATATTACCACCGCCAATATCCTTCATATCCTTGATCTTAGCATCTGGCATTTCGTATCTCCATCTACCATCGGCACCACGCTCCCATCCGGTAGCCAGTTTGATAGCCTTGGCATCCTTCTTGCCTCGCTCCATCTCCTCTGCCACCTTTAAGTTATCCATGCGATAGGTCTTTTCCTCAGCCTTATCAGCCTCAGCAGCTCCCTTCTCTCCAGCAAACATGAATCTCACATCGCTCTTGCGAGAATTGAAACGCTTAGAAGGAGGAATAACGTCACCCTTATCATCATAGGTAACAAGGTCGTTCAACTTTCTGTTGTTCTTGGCATTCTTATATTTATACTCCTTGCCATCATCAAAGCCAAACTCGTTTGCGTCATTACCGTCCCACCACAGTTGATTAGCTGGCACTTCATCTTCAATGATACGATATTTGCCTTCCAGTCGGTTGTTTCCATGAATATCGGCATACTTCTTTGAAGGAGTAACCCAGTCACCATTACGCAACTTGCCTTCCTTCACAGAAGTAGGAACGGCACGATAAACCTTTACCTTAACATCTTTCTCACCATTCTTAATGGCATCAATAGCCGTATTGATGGCTTTTACAGATTCCAATCCATGAGGAGTGTTCTGCGAATAACGCTCAGGATGAGAGAAGTAATCATCCGGCTGAGGAGCATAGCCCAAGGCAATATCCTCCAGGTTCACATCCGAGCCACTGGATTCCCAATCGTCACGTCTCGCCTTGTCACTTTCATACCCAGGGTTTCCCGGTGCAGCCCACGCACCTACACCTTGGTATGCGCTTTCGGTATCATCATAGCCCTTGCGTCTGGCAGCCTCATCAAGCATTTCCCTGGCAGTAGCATCATCACCCTTGGCAAGAGCATCCATATACTGCTTGTCAAGTTGATCATCAGGAATCACAGAAAGTTCCTCCAAGTGCTTTTGGCGCTTGGCCTCCTCTTCCTCAGCTCTCTTTCTAGCGGCTTCCATGGCGTTACGCTGCGCCTCCACCTGTTGTACACGCTCCTCAATCATGGCATCAAGGTCACCAAAATTCACCTTCAAGGCTTCATTTATAGGTTTGGTGTACTTAACAACATCCTTCAATGAGAAAATGTTACCTTCATTTACCTGCATCAAGTGACGCTTAATATTGGCTCTGGCACGTGCAGCCTCAGCAGTAGAACCCTTCTTAATAGCATTGGCATACATCGCCACATCTGCCTCATCTACACCAAATTGCAGAGATACAGCCTTTATTTTATCCTCTACAGATAAATTTCCACCATTTCCCTTGGCAGTTTCGATATTATTTCTTATCTTTGCATCGCTATGAGGATTCAGGACGCTATCCTTTCCGCTTGGGTTATTTGCGGATGGAGTTAATGCCGAACCTTGATTCTCGCCCAAGGAATTAGAATCGCCTCTGAAACGATTCCATAGCACTTTTGATTCCGTCAATTCTTTCATAACTTTCGAAGGATCTATTTGATGTGCGCTAATCGCTACTTCCTCTTCACCCTGCTTTACTGTTATGGATTCATAGTTCAGAATTTTGTTTCCATCAGCCTTTTTAAAGGATTTGATGAACAGATATTTAGTCTGTCGTTCCGCACCTTCTTTTGGCGCAGACTTCTCCAGGATAACATCAGGACGTTCCAGGGTAGGCTTCAACAAACCAAATCTTTTGATTCGGTCGTTTCTTCCTGCCTTCTTGTATTGGTTTTCACCAAGTTTGATACTGCCAATAGGAGTAGTAACACGGCTATCCTTGCCAAATTCTTTCTGCCAGTTCTCTTCCGTATGCTCTAGAATCCGCTCTTGCTCAGCATTATCTGCCATCTGTTTACGCAGCGAAACAGCATCTTCCTTGGTCATACGAGATTTCACGTTACGTGGGTCCACCCCATTCGCCAAGTCTCTCAGCACAAGGTTACGAATATCCTCCAAGGTCATTTTCTTAATGTCCTCAGGCTTCCACTTCGTAAATGTATCAAGAGTCCAATACCAGAACTTCTTCAACCAATTCTTTAATCGGTTGACGATAGTAAGCTCTTTAGCAGTGTCTAACGGATTTTCCTTAATGGCATCCTTCGCCATCTGCTCCAAGATGGCAGCACCATCCTCACCGGTCAGACGAGCAAAAGCCTCATCGCAAATCTCATCATCGCTCAGATGCTTATAGTTAGGGTCCTCCTTCAAATCAGCAAACAGTTGTGTCTGCTTGATCAGCTCATCGCCATGTGCAATAAGATCCGGATTCATTTCCTTAGCAGCAGTGCGCCAAAGATGCTGGTACTCATGGATAGGAGTATTAGGATTCAAATGCTCCTGGTTCAGCACTATCTCCTTGCCATCAGTGTAGCCATAAACTACACCCTTACCCTTCAAATACTGCACTCCCGGCTCAGCAACAGCCTTCAACTGTCTATCCAAATCCTTATATTTCGCAAACAAGGAATCAAGCTTATCTTGATATTTTTCAAAGGATTTATTCCTGCAATCATTCCAAACATCATCAGGAATATCGTTTTCAGAATCCAGTCCATGCTCATCCATGTACTCCTTCATCAGCTGATTTTGATACTCCTTACGTTCCTGCCCGGTTGACTTATAAGCCTCCTCAGTCTCCTTAATCTGCTTCTTCAACTCATTCCTCTTATTGGTCTGCTCATCTATCTTATATGGATCAAACTCCGAAGGGAATGAGCCAGTAAGCCCAGCCACATTGTCCTCAAAACTCTTATCAAGATTGAAAACCTTGTAGTTACCCCACATAAGTTTATTATAGTAAGAACGCTCCTTTCTAGCCAGTTCCTGCTTCTCAAAGTATTCCGGCATCTTAATCGGATTGCTCATATCCACCACGGCATACTGCTTCCACTTATCCGGGCGCAACTCCTTGGCAAAGTTATAAGCATTCTCGGCAGCCTGCTTCTCCTCCGGTGTCTTGATCTTAAATCTCATTTCAGGCTGATTCAGCAGCATGGCAAGATTCAGATTATCCTGCGCCTCAGCCACCTTCTCCATATCCTCGTTACTAACCACCTTCACCGGTATGCCAGCCTTCTTAAGCATAGTAGATACGGCATCATAAGCCACCATCTGTGCCTCGGTCATTTCAGATGGCTTCACCTCCTTCACATCGCAATCAAATTTTGCCTGTTTCTTCTGCACCATAGCATAGTCTGCAAAAGGCTTAGTTTTGCGGTCAGAAGACTCCAGCCACTTGTCAAAGGTAGCCTTAGGCACAGAAGTAACCTTACCAAGTCCCTTCCAGCCCTTGGAGTAGTTGGCAAGATAAGCCTCTGTAGCAGCCTCCTCAGAAGGATAGCCATACATCACCTTATGCTCGTCAAACTCACCAGTCTCTGGGTTCACCTGGTCAACAACATAAACGTTACCATCAAAAGTATCAAGGTCTGCAGCGTCATTGATGAACATATCAATATGGTCACCATCAACGCCAATTTTACCAAGAATATAGCCATAAGTATCGTGCATGGTCACGCTCCAAGGCTTGCCCTGCTCGTCCTTACCGCTGCGAGTCACGCCCTTTGGTGTTTCTACGGTATAATCGTAGCCACCAAAGGACAAATGACCCTTTTTGTAGTTTCCTGCCTTCTTCTGAGCCTCAGTAGGTTCGGTCTCAGTTTCGGCAATGGCACTCTTTAAACGTTCTCCGAAGGATGCTTCTTGCGGTAGATGTGAGCCTCGAACAGCTGAGCCTTCGCCAGGTTCCATGCTGCTAATCTCTTGTCGCCCTTTGCGTCCGCTATCAGAGCCTTCTCCAATCTCGGACTCAGAAGATGCTTCTCCGTTACCAACTTCTTCGCCTTGGCTATTTCCTTCATCAACTCCTCTCCGTGAAGAGTCGCTACCCAGGCTACTGCCTCCTCCATATCCTTCTTCATTGATTCTGTCATCATAATCAGCTAATTCTGGTAAAATTGATTTGACATATTGTTTGTACTCTCGTTCACGATCCTCAATCTCCATCATACGGTCATATTCTAACCCATAAATGTGATCAAGTTCGCTTTCAGACGGCAAAGATAACGCTTTTTCGTGAATATACGATTTATATTTCTCAATTTCTGCCTGTCTTTCGATAATTTCTCGCTCTTTCTGTGCCTCATAAAACTCTTCCTCGCTTGAAAGTTCATCTTCTGCAGCAGCTATGCGGTTCATCAGAGCCACATTTTTCATTTCCTTCACGCTGTCATAAGACTTGAACATATCAAGAAGGGTATTACGAACATCCTGGTCGGTATATCCCATATCCTGCAAGTTTACAGGAAGGTCATTATATACCTTCACAGCAAATTCGTTAACCGACATACCGGTTCCTTTCTTGGCAATAAGATAATTGAACTTATTAGAATCATACCGCTTGCCAATACCAAACTTAAAATTACTCTTGCCCAACTCATATTGAAGAGATTCCGGATTCAAGCTATGAGGACTCAAATATTCTGATACAGCCTCTTCAAGAGTCTGAGGAGTCAAGTCCGTAATATCAACAGAGGCATCCTTGTATATCTTTATTATTGCTCCAAGGTCATTCTTCTTGATGGCATCAGACACAAGAACCTTACGCTGCTCAGAAGGGGTCATCATACCCAGTTCCTCCATTTCCTGTTGGCTAACTTCTGTTTTATAAAGTTTGCTGAGTTTATTAGCCTGAGCCTTCAAACCCTTTGCTGCAACCGACAAATTAGACTGCAGAGCCTCCAGCTGAGCCTTTGTTGTATTCAATTCCATAAGTTGGTTAGGGTCCAGCTCTGTTTCGCCATTGATATACTGCTCCAGCATGTCATTCACCTCATTTATCTTGCGTTCCACATCCTCCTGGGTATGATAGATGTCCTTGCGCTGAGAGGTAATATAGTCGTTAGCCTCATCCATAGTAGGATATTGCTTCTTCAATTCCTTATCATCAAGTACGAGCACATGGAAATCATCAGATGGCACGATGGCAGTTTCATCAACACCAGCCTTCTCCACCTCAGCCTTGCGCTCCTCCGTCATTGCTTTCACCTCATCAGGAGTCATCACGCTGTTGCGGATAGTATTCCAGTTCTTGAAACGAGCATCAAGATCAGCAATCTGCTCATTAGCCAGACTCAACTCATCCTCCACCTTCTTAGCCTTTTCCGGATCAAGATCGGCATTTGTATCAAGCCAGTTCTGATATTCAGCAGCAGCCTTCCTCTTGTTGGCAAGTTGAGTCTTGATGTCGTCACGGCTACCATTAACCAGATTCAAAAGTTTGCCATGGTCTTCACCATACTGCTCCTGCAAATAATCAGCAGCCACCTTTGTATCTGTATCTTTTGAAGAATAATCAGGATGTCCCTCACTCAGCCCCACGATGCCATTGGCATAACGCTGCTTCTTATCAGCCTCAGCCTTAGAAACTGCTTTTTGCTCACGCTCATCATCCTCTCGATCCAAGTGCTCATTAATTGTGTTGTCGAGCGCATTCTTGCGCCATGCAGCAAACTCTTCTTTAGACAGGGGAAGATAATCTTTACCATCAGTAAGCACAATCTTTCCGTCCTCGCTATATCCGGCAAAGGTCATGTTGATATTAGCATCACCCTCCTCCATGGCAACTGTAACCTGGTCATTCGGCTTCAAACCACTGCCATCAAACTGGCTGATAAACTGCTGCGCTCTCGCTTCCTTCTGCTGAGCCAAAGAACTCTCAATGTATTCATCAAGAGGAACAGGAGTGCCCACCTCTTTAATCTCGGCATTAGATACCTGCTTAATTGTAGGCTGTCCCTGCTCATCTGGAACGACAACAAAGGCTCCACCATATTCGTTAGCCTTCTTCAGGAATACCTGTTTTCCGCTATCCAGAGTAGCTGGCATGATGTTTCCGTCTTCCGTCTGGTATGGCCAGAGCTGTTCCTTCAAAGCCTCACCATAGCCATCATCGGCATGCTGCAGAGCATCAATAGCACCCTTCTTGGCATCCATTGCCTCTACATACTTACTGATAGCCTCTTTTTGTGCTGGAGTCAAACTACTTGCACGCTGAGCCACAAACTGCTCCATATCTCTACCTTCATTATAGGCATTGGCTACAATATCAGGCATCTTCTCATTGTCAGCAAAAGCACGCTTCAAACGTCCTGTAGCTAAATCACTATTATAATCGATAGCCTGCAAAGCCTCAGAATCCCCATTCTTATAGGCATTCTGTCCCATAACAAAAGCATCAGAGCCTGCAACCTTTGTCTCAAAACTTGCACCCTCAGCAGAAGAGTTTGAAACGTTTGCAGGGTTTGCAGCAACTTCTGCATCACTCGGAGTTGGTACGGAGTTGGTACGGTCTTGGTACGAAACAGGTCCCTCTGAAACTGGAGGCTCCTGGCCACCAGCAGAACCCTCAACAGGAGATACCGGGTTTTCGCCTTCAATCCTCTTCTGCTCATTACCATGTGAAGTATTATAGAGATCATCCATCGTCTGCTTCATTTCACGTTTCAGTTCGATGGAGTTGTAAAGCTCCTTAAGATAAGATTCCACCAAAGGTGCATATTTCTTATCTTTCGACTCCAAAGCCTTACGAAGTGTACCGCGCGCCACGCCATGGGAATCCTCAAACGTGTTGACAAACTCCCTCATCACAGAACTGTTCTCCAAAGCACTGTCATAATAATGACGATAGGCATTAATCTGCTTCTGCTCCTCATCAGTAAGGATAATACCCTTCTGCTGCTTATCCATGATTTCCTTGATGGCACCAGCATTCTGATGAAGATAAACCGCTGCCTTATCCTCATCTGTCAATTTCTCACCCATATTATATTTCTGGGCTGCCTTGTTGTATAAGCCTTCAAGATGCTCCTGCGTAAACTCATTGTGGAACTCACCTTCCAGCACAGAAGCCAAACCAAGAGTCTTCTCATACTCCAGTTTCTTCTCATCATTACGTGCAGCATCATGAGAAGAATACTCCTTGCGGTCGATTACGCCTCCATCCTTATTATAGGTTTCCAAATAGTACTTACCATCGTCACCTCTATATACCTCGCTATCAATAACAGGCGAGAAAGAAGAAGGTCGTTTGCCTTCTACAACTGCCATCATCTTAGCCTTCAACACCTCCGGAACACTCTTGTCGTTCATAAGGTCCATATACTTCTGGGTTAACTGCCCATCAAGTCGCTGAGCATTCTCACCAACCACAGCATACTCCCCGATGCCCACCTTCTCAAAAGCATCACGAAGACCATCATAGCCGAATCGTTTCAACTCGGCAATATCCTGATCAGTGAAATCAAACTTCTTATTAAACTCCCTCGCATCCTTGAATCGGGCATACTTGCCCACAAAACCAGGGAAACCAATAGACAAAAGATTAGCACCACTCTCCAAGAAAGTTTCAGCAGCATCCTTGCCAGTAGGCTTGAAATTTGGGTCGTGCGCCATACGCTCCAGTATCTGCTGCCCGGTCATGATACCGGAATCCACTACCTTTCCACCAACATCAGCCAGAATATTGGTAGCCAAACCTCTGCCTTTACCTACCATATTAGCGATGGTTCCACCCTGCATGATGGCACCTACGGCACTCTGTTTAGCCACCTCGCCCAAAGTATTAGCGATAATCTTACCCACAGAAGGATTGTAAATCTTGCCATTCTCGTCAAACTGACCAGTGCGATAAGTTTCATCAATAGGCTTCGAGATTGCAGACTGACCGCCAAAGGTAACAGCGCCATGCACAGCTCCACTCTTCAAAGCCTCGGCCTTGCTCTTACCGATAAGTATCTTGGCAGCTCGCTCAGCCACCCTGCGCTCCATACCCTTAGCCATGAGGTCACCAGCCAGTTTACCCTCTGCCTTGGCTACCATGCTCTTAGTCAACTTGCCACCTGCGGCTCCAGGCAGCCAATAACTCCAGGCATCGCCAGCAAAGGTCAGAGCACCGCTAGCCACGTTCTCCCAGAAGCCCGGCTGATACTGCTGATTGGCAATATCCTCCAGCCAGTTCTGGTAGTCCGTCTGAACAGCCTTGCGAATAATCTTACCCACAATAGTGTTACCCAAACCAGTCTTCATGATGTACTCAGCACTACCCTTAGGCATCATACCCTTAATCTCCAACTGATCCAACTCATTCTTAATGGCAGCATTGATCATTGGCTTGAACTGCTTAGGATTACCACTAAGAGTGCCATTCAAGCCATACCGTTGCATCACCTTAAATGCGGCATTGCTCATGTCATTCAGGAACTTCGGATTCCGGTAGAGTTTGCCAAACTTCTGCTGCAAACCAGAAAGCACCTTTGCAGGATCCTTGGCCTCGTTTGCCTCATACTGAGCACCAAGTGCTGTACCCAGTCGGAGATTAGCCGGAATAAACTGACTTCCTTCCATTCCCTCCGTAAATGCCTTACTACCTGCCTCCTGAGCCTTGTTGTACTCATCCACTACAGATGGATTCACATATTTATTAATAACGCTAGAAAGCGCATCATTGATGTCCTGATTCATCAGTCTGTCCTGTACATGCTCATCGTGAGCATAGAGACGAGTAGCGATACCCTCGGCTATATTGCGGTAGTTCGGACCATATTTGTTCACCAGACTCTGCACCATAGCTGGCTTCAGGAAATGAGCCACATAGTCATCATAACTGATACCCATGCTGTCTGCCTCCTGCTTCAACTTATCCTGCACACCATGGCTATACCATTGCGCATCGATACTCTGCTCAGCATCCTGCACCGTATCATCAGGCAAAGAAGATACTACCTGGTTGGTAACGTCCATGGCAGAACGGTTGGCATATCTGTGCAAAGCAGGCATCACCATATTCACTGCCTCCTCATTGCTATTGGCAGTACCATCAGCCAACAAGTCGGCAACCATATTCGCAAAGTAATCGCCCTCCTTATCCGGTCTCTGCTTCCAGTTCTCAATATAGTTGGCAAGTTTGGCATCCATCAACCCCTCATTATTCACCACACCAGTTGGTGTTGTAACAGGAGCCGCATTAGCTGATGATGAAGAAGAAGCTTCTTCCTTCACAGGCATTTCCTCACCTTTTACAACAGGCTGAGGAATCTCTGGTGATGGCTGATATGTTCCGTTGCTCGTCTGAACACCAGTAGGAATCATACCCAAGGCTTTTGCTATAAGCCCAGGCTCCTTGTCTGTTGTTTCCTGCTTCTTTGTTGGTTGAGCCACCTGCGGCTTAGTCTCAGTAGAAGCCTTCTTCCCTACACTCTGAGTCGTAGCAGAAGTATCTACCTGCTTACCACCACCAGAAGTAGATGGAGCTGGCTCCAGCACCATCTTGTCAAAGTCTGCCTGTGTTCCCACATCATACCCCATGTTCTTGGCCTCATTGTAGTACCAGTCACGATCTTCCTTGTTGTTCAAGTCCTTTTTGAAGTCATCATAGCTACCTACTTCATAGCCATTGTTCTTGAACTCATTATAAAAATATTGTCTGTCTTGCTCGTCAAACATACCTTATCTTATTTTTTTTGATTAATAATAAGTTACTTTCTTCTCCTTGAAGGTGGAACCTTACTGCCACCTCTACGTGAAGGAGGTACTTTACTGCCACCCCTACCTCTACGAGAAGGAGGAGTCCGGTCTAACTTCATCTTAGCCCTAGCGTAAGCGGATGCCTGCTGGCGATTTTTTTCATTAGCCCAAGTGCCACCGTGGCCAACACTTTCTCCTGTAGCATTGCCACCGATTGCCATACCATTGTGTGTAGCCCATTCATTCACATGTTTCTTGAAAACAGGGTCGTTCACATACCTGGTGTTGAAATCATCAGCCTCCTTCTGGTTGGCATTCCTCTGATTCTGTCCCTCTGTTTGCGAATTGATATGCCTAACTTGCGCTCCCTTAACGTTAACGCTAGCTTTATGATCAGCAGCTCCGGCATTGGCATTATTCGTTTTAGCATCAAGTAATTTTCCCTTCTTGCCTCTCAAAGCATCCTCTGTCTCCTTCTTTGAAACATTCAAGTCTGCAGCTGTAGAATGTTGTCTTGCAGATTGAGTCACTTCATTGACCTTTACAGGAGTGAGAGCATCCGTTTGATTCTTCTGTGATGCACGATATTCAGCTAGTTTCTCATTTGCCTTTGCAGCAGCCTCTGCCTGCATCTGTGCCTGCTTGTCTTGACGGTCCTTCCAGATATTCACCATCATCTGGTCATATCCCTTGGCACGGAGGGAATCAGTACTCTCCCTAATCTTACGCTGGCGGTCAGTAAGTTCCTGAGCTGATTCTATCTTCTGCGATGGAGCACCTTGAACTGTACCGATGAAATTGCCAAGATGCATCAGGAAATTGCCCCATTGCTCCATCTTGGCCTTCCTCTCCGCTTTCTTCTTCAAGGCTTCATTGGCAGCTACGGTTTTATCTCCATCACCCAGAGTTTTGAGCCATGGCATGAAGAAAGACCAGTTTCCATCACCATTCTTTTGGTAATCTCGCATGATGTCATAAGGCTTCATCTGCCGCAAGAGAGGGTTCTGCTCTATCTCGCTATAAGGCCTGCTCCAGTCTATCTTGATACCCTGGTTAGGCTTCACCTTGGTAACACCGGTCGTATCTATGGCTGTACCCTTTCCCGGTTCTGTATCAGTTGTCTGAACTGGTACTGCAACCTCCGGCTTCACCGTATTATCATCAGGGAAATCAGTAAAAGGAATAACGGCAGTAGCCGGGCGCTTAGGAGTTAAATCATCTAATATAAATCCCATAACATCCTCCTTTCTTAAATTAAAAAGGCAATTTACTTGCAGCTCCAGCCAATGCACCAGTGGCATCTGTAATCCCCTGTGCTGTAGAAAGAGCCTTCTCCTTTTTGGCAGTGGCGATGTAGTTAGTCATCTGGTCTATCTGCGAATCAGCAGTATTCCACACATTTTCTTTGGTCTGAGCACCTTGCACAGCCGCCTGCTGCATGATATTACCCACCTGCTCCTGGGCAGCCTGTTTACTGAGCGCAACCGCTTCATCAGAACCGCCACTAACAATATTGGTGTTCTTTGCGGTTGCTGTTGCATTATCCAATACCTTCTGGGCATTGGTTACGGCTACTTGATTTTCCGCAGATTGAGTAGGGTCCTGATAATACAAGTTATCACGATGATCCTTCACCTGTTGCATACGGTCTTGAAACATGTTGATATAATCATTATATCCCTTGTTTCTTGCTTTAGCCGCTAAGGAACCACCTACAGCAGAGATTGCACCACCTAAAAGTCCGCCAGCAGAGCCTTTAAGCCCTTTGGCAATTTTTCCAATTAATCCCATAAAATTCGAATTTTAATGTTTAAACTGGTCAAAAGTAATGCGTTTTTCTTACCTATCTGTGATAAGTTCCGCAACTTGAACACCAAGTTTCGTAATTTCTTCCTATATTTGCACCCGAAAACTATCAGTAAACATTAAAAATCAATAGAATATGGCAGTAAAACAAGACAATAATAATGAGCCGAAGCCAAAGAGGAAGAAGACTGGCGGACGTAAGGCTGGCACACCTAATAAGGTTACCAAAAGTGTGCGTGAAAGCCTACGTGATGCCCTTACTGGCTACATCAATGGTATCAATGAGAAGAACTATTCACTTTTCACGGATCTCATGCAGATTGACGAGCCTGCCGGACGTCTGGCGATGGTGGCAAAGTTCCTTCCATACGTGGCTCCAAAACTCCAGTCTGTATCGTTCAATAATGATGAATCCAGAAACTTATCTGTGGAGGAATCTTTCATGCAGTTGGAAGAGAAATTTGAGAAACAAGAAACCACTATCAACATCAAAAATCTCAAAATTGTTAATAATGGCTAATTATAAAAAATGGGTAGCCCTCTCTAAATTTTCTTCAACTTTAGAGAAGACTACCCTTGACTTGGTTATCGAGCAAAAACGCTCTATTTTAACTTATATTGGGTCAATTTTAATCTGTATTAACACAAAATAGCTATTTTATGTCCCTGATTCGTTCAAAGTACTTCGTCTGGTTCTTGGTGATATTCTTCACCTTAATCTGTATCGTGCAGTTCTTAGGAACAGTATCATTTATGCTGGCCATGAGCTGCTCTATTATCTCATCTGTGTTCCGATAGCCCTTGCCATCCACATGAGCCACGACCTCACCCATAAAGTAAGCATCAGCAGACAACTCAAAGTTTTCCTCTACCTTATCGAATACAGGCAGATGATGTTCCTGCATTCGCCTGCTTGGATCATTGGTAAAGAAGACCTTCTCCACCACCTTCTCATTTAGTTCCCAAGCCCTAGAGAAATCTGGCTTCACATATCCGCTTGTTATCCTATGAGCTGTTGCATGATTCATAGCAAAGCCAATCTCTGCATAGTTGGCACCAATATCATTCTGGGCTACTGTGGCCCAAGTGTGCCGGAATGTATAAGGAGTATAAAAATTATCATCAGGCATACCTAAATAGTTCTTACAGATAGCTTTAATAAAATGTATCAAATTCGTATCCATAGAACGATTAGTGGAATACATTTTATGAAAAATAAATAGATAAGGGTCACTTTCCTCAGAAAAATATTTCTCCAAGGTTGGTAAAAGCATATCCGGCACTTTCATTTCTATATACGCTTTATCATAACGACGCGTACTTGTTTTCTTTCTCTCATAGTGAAAGATACCATCATAATAGTCCACCTTTTTCATTTTCATGAGGTCAGCTACATTGATGCCAGCCAAGCACAATATCATCTTGCAAACATCCAGAGCCAACTGCTGCCGTGGATATTCAGGAGTAACGGCAAAAAACTTTCTACACTCCTCCAGTGTGATGGCACGCTTGTGTGGACCTGCTTTCTTCTCTATCTTTATCTTATTCCAAGGATTGAATTTTATTGGCATAAGACCTGCCTCCTCATCATTAAATTTCTTGATACCTTCCAAATAAATACGCTTAACCAAAGAAGGATAATAATTTCTGCTACTAGGCTTATTCTCCATGGTTTTCATCCATGCTGTCAGAAAACGTACAGTTAAGTGCGAAAACATTACCTTATCAGTACCAGCAAAGTTTTCCAAATGTTTCAAAGCACTTTCATAAATTTGGCGTGATGAAGGCTGCAAAGAAAGTGATTGAAGATAAGAACGAGCAAATTCAGAAAAACAAATATCCTGTGCAGAAGTCAAAAGGTAATCTCTAACCTTATAAACAGACCAGTCAGTTATATCAAGTCTGTTCAATTTGTCAACCCAGACATTTATTTGGCTCATACAGGCTGCGAGCACGAATGAGTCCTTCACCTCTTTCGTGCCCTTAACCAATCCTTTGTCTGTTACAAACTTATCGGTCTTAACTACCAACTTTTGACGGTTATGCAGTATTCTAATGTAAACTGGATAATAACCATCAGAACGTTTTTTTGAAACTACCACTTTAAATGTTGCCATATTACCATATTTTTTTTGCAACTGTTTTGCAACATTACATTACACATGTCCTATTTAACGTGTCAAACGTAAAATTTTAGCACGAAGATAAGTGCTTATACATCAACACATTAGATATATATAGCTGATATTCAGATATTTATCAAAAACCATGATGTAAAATCACCGTTTTAATCATAACTATATTTTCTCTAACGTTTTCTATATCAACTCTTTCGTATCCTGTATTTATCTGATGAATTCAGCATTTATCTACTAAATTCTGCGTCTTATTCAAACAAGTTCAACTTATTCTTGCG